CCCATGCATACGCAGTTTCATACTGTGTGATATCAAGAGCAGTTATCTGAGTTGCAGCACCTGTGAATGGAACCGCACCTGACATATCAATAGTTGCAACTCCACCACTGTAAGTTGCAGTCACGGCAGAACCAACAAAGTTAATTGTTTGTGCAGATCCTACTGATGATGATTCTTCTTGTACAACAATACCAGATAATCCACCGCCACCACCTGATGCGGTGACTGTTACAACACCAGCAGATGCTGGGGAAACACTCAAACCAGTTCCGAAGTTTACAGTTCCAATAGTTCCTACGAGAGTTCCGCCTTCTTTAATTATGATACCACTACCAGATGCGGTGATACCAGTTAATCCAGATCCATCTCCAACAAAACTACCAGCAGTTACAATTCCTGTTGCGTTAACATTATCAACTAGGATGTCTGGTTTGTCAGTCAATCCAGCAGCAACAGTCGCTATTCCAGCTGTGTTTGCAAATGAAACAACAATGTTTGATAAGTTTGATCCATCTCCATATAATGTAGTTGCAGTTAGAACACCGACTTTGTAGTGTTCAGTCCCTGTTCCTACAGTATGATCAGTATTTTTATTAAGAAGTTCTATCCAACCTTCATTGTTAATTGATAAAGTATTTCCTTGCCCTGTGTGATAATGACACCAGTACCAGAGTGTGTTAGGTGCAGCTGCCACTGGAGTCCATTCTATTCTACGAGTAGTAGCAGAACTAAATCCACTAACGTATCCAGCCATGGTGACAATGACACCATCTAACTTATAGGTGACACCCATCATATAATGATCACCACCAGCCAGTTCTCCATCCTGTGATGTACTGAACATCAATGGATGTTCTTGATTGTTATAGTTGACGTTAGTTGAATCGTCTTGGTTTAAGATATAGGTAGCGCCTCTTGAGATTGGGAATGAGCCTGGTCTTTCTACACCATTGAAGTAGAACACACCTGTTACCTGACCACCCACTGTGTCCGTGCCGACTGTAACATTAATAGTGGTTCCTATGTTATGAGCATAATATGCCTTCCCATATTCATGAACGTGTGCAAATTGACCATGATTTATCCCTGCAGCTGGTAGAGATGAATAAGTTGACCATAAGAAAGGTAAAACATTATCTGTTGCAGTGCCATCTAAACGACCAGCGAGTCTGTAATTACCTACAACTTTAAGTTTATATCCTTCTGTGTTGGTAGTACCAATACCGACACTAGTTGTTGTGTTTATACCAGTGGAGTTTGATCTCCAAATACTATCTGTTGATGGTAGGTTAGTCAGTTCAGATCCATCACCAGCAAACTTAGATGCAGTTACAACACCAACAGTCTGATAGTTACCATACATGTCTTGGTGAAGTATTTTTCTCCAACCATTGTAACCACCCATTGTGGTTCCACTGGAAACATATGCAGTCTTAGTATTGTTTGCCCATGCAAACATACCTCTCCAACTTGTAGCAGTAGGCATATCACCTGTTGCATCAAAGTCAAAACGCATCTTACTGCCTTGACCAGGCATTGTTACAATACCAATCGCAGAATTGATATTGTCGATAACAATAGAAGGGGTTCCTGTTAAATTCTGTGCGACTGTGGCGATACCAGCTGTGTGTGCATACCCAGCCATGGTTGAGAACCCTGCATTACCAGTGTATGTTGCAACACCAGCTACCTTTGCATACTCGGCTACTCCTGAGTTCGTTGCAACTCCAGATGCAGATGCATATGTCACAATACCAGCGACTGTGGCGAAGTTTGCACTGATGGCCAAGGTTGCCGTGTCAGCGAACCCAGCTGTTCCTGATGTTGTAGATACTCCAGCAACGTTTGCATATGCAGATGTGGTAGAGAATCCAGAAGTATATGCAAATCCTACAGTATCAGCAGCAGAAACTGTGGCATTACCACCAAATAATGCTGTAACATCTATATTTCTATCGAAGTTAATACTTTGTGCAACACCAACTAATACACCACTATCTTTAATAACAACACCAGAACCTGTTGCAGTCACACCAGTTAGACCAGAACCATCTCCAACGAATGTTCCAGTTGTAATACCTGTTAATTGTACGTTACCTGAGACGTATAAAGAAGCAGTTGGTAAAGTTGTTCCTATACCTACGTTCTTACTTGTGTAAATTCCTGAGTTCCCTGCCTTAGTCCAAGTACCAGCACTCCCTGCATTGGCACTAAGATTATCTCCGTCACCAAAGGTTTGATATATTTCCGTAAAGTTGTCGTTAACTTTCTTTGCACCCAAGGCAAGGGAATCTCCCAGACCATCGTTCGGTGTGAATCCAGTAAATATTCCCTGACGAGCCATTTAGCTAAAAATTATAGAGTCCCTGTCTTCTATTTATTGATATAATAAATACGTTATGATAGCTATACTGTATCCTTTGAAAATGGACAAGAATTTATCTGAAGCATACTCCTCAATTTATGAAGTCTCTGCTGATCTAGCGATAAAAGCTGCGAAAGGAGCTGAGAAAAAGAGAGCAGAGTCAGCAAAAGCAGGAGATACTGAGGGTGCTAAGAAGGCAATGGGACAGAACAAAAAGTTCTTTGACTATGCTAAGGGTAAGAGACAGAAAGAAAACATGCCTAAGAAACCCACTGGCCCTATGGCAAATAAACCAATGCCAGATCCTACAAGTTCTTATCCAGGCACTCCACAGATAATGAAACAAGGAAAAATGGTTAAAAATTCTTACGAACCAGAAGATGATATGGTTGAAGGTTATAAAAAGATAGATAAAAAGAAGGAGAATAAAATGTATCGTAGGGCAGGCAACTTAGCCCGTCAGTCTATTTCATCTAATAATGAAAAAGAAAAATACGATAAAGCTAAAAAATCTGCTAACATCGTTAGTGCCATCAGTTCACAAAAAGAAAAAGAGAGATTTGACAACATGAAAACTAAAAAATCAGAGTTGTATAATGACACAACAGGTAAGTACAGAGCAGAGTGGGAACAACTTAAGTTGATGGAGATGAATGATTACAGAGAATCATTCGATGAATGGATTACATCTATAGTAGAAGAAGGATATGACATCGAAAGATGGACTGATGAAGAGATGGTTGATACATTTATCAATGAACTAAACCTCTATAATGTTCAAGAGACAGTGTATGATGCACTTATGAGTGTGGGAGATTTACAGGAAGGAGATAAAAAAGGTAAGGGTAGTGGCACAAAAGACGCATGTTATCATAAGGTAAAATCACGTTACAGTGTTTGGCCTTCTGCATATGCTTCTGGAGCATTAGTAAAATGTCGTAAAGCTGGTGCATCAAACTGGGGTAACAGTTCAAAGAAAGAAGAAGTTGAGTATGATATAGACGAAGGAGCGTTAGTATCAGCTGCTAAAGGAATTGAGAAAGTTGGAGGAGCAGTTATTAGAGGAGCAAAATCAGCAAATAGAGCAATTGATAGAGCAGACAAAGCTGTTACTTCAGCAACTATGAATAGAGTTGTTAAACCAGCTGCCAAAGGAGTTGGAAAGGCAGCGTTGGCAGGAGCTAAACTTGCTGGAAAAGCAGCATTAAAAACAGGAAAAGTTGCAGGCAGAACCGCTATAGGTGCAATAAAAGGTGCAGCTAAAGGTGGATACAAAGCCTTTAGAAATCAGGAAGACTTCTCTGATTGGAGAAGTGACATGCAAGTCATCACCGAAAAGGATGCTCCATACGGTGAGGGTAGAGCGGAAGCTAAAAAGAAAGGTGCAAGTTCTGAAACAAGAGGTAGAAGAATCTACAACCGTGCAAGAGAATTGGCACAAGACAGATATAGAAGAAAATCATCTGGTGTAGGTCAAAATGAAAGAGCGGGATATAATCTATCCAGAACTTTAGGAGGCGCAAACCGTAATAAAGACTTGAGAACTCAAGGTGGCCCACAGACAGGTGGTAATCAGAGTGTTCCTCATTCTCTTGGTGGGTTTGTTACACCTCGAGCTCAGAGAAAATCTTTGAGTGGTACGAAGGATACTCCAGGCAAAGGTAATCCAATTAAGAAGAAGTCAGCATTAGGTGATACTGGTAGTCATCAGAAGAAGGCTGATACAATGAGAACTACTAAGAAAGATGGTTCACCTTTGAAGAAACCCACTTTCAAGTATAAGCCTGGACAGAGAGCTAACATAGGTGATGAGGGAAGAGCAAAGAGAAAAGATCCTAAACAGAATCCAAAACATCAAAAAAATACTGGCGTAGTGAAGAACCCTCAGAAACAAGAGAGAAAAGAAAAAGTGAAAAAGGCAATGTCTAAGGAAGACTATAATTATGTGAACGAATATGCTATGCAACTAGAATACGCTGGCATGATTAAAACAGCACTTAAACCAGTGACTAAAGCCGTCACCAGACAGGCAATTAAAGTTGGTGGAAAAACTGGAGGAAAGATTGCTCAAGCAGGGATGAGAGCGGCTGGTACTGCTGTGAAGGATCAAGTGAAACAGACAGCTGTAGGAGCAGCTGCTGGAGCGGTGAACAAGGCTGCTGAGAAAGTCAGAAGTATCGGTAAACCAAAACCACAACCACAACAACAAACTGGTATGTAATGAAAAACTTTCAAGAGTTCCAAGAAGCTACTCGCTTCAAGAAAGAGAAAGGTTATGATGTGGGTGGAACTAAGAAACCAGCATCTAGCTCCAAGGACGCTGTATTAGATGCAGTGAAGAAGTCTATCACAGATAAGTATGGTAAGGGTGCTATCATGAGAAGTGGTAGTAATCAACCTAAGAAAGTGAAAGGTGAGAAGCCTGGTGGAGGAGGTAAGTATCTCAGACAACATCAAGCAAATCAAAAACTTAAGTCAGATGCTAAGGAGATGGGATACGGTAGTAATACAAAAGGATATGTAGAGACAAGAGCGAGATATGGTAGTAAAGAGAACATGAAATCTGGAAAAGGATTGGGTACATGACATGCCAGCAGTCTCAAAAAAACAACAAAGATTCTTCGGGATGGTTAGAGCGGCTCAGAAAGGGGAAATGGAAAATCCCTCGCCTGAGGTTGCCGAAGTTGCTGCCACCACCAAGCGTTCCAGCGTAAAGAAATTCGCTAAAACAAAACATAAAGGTTTACCTGAGAAAAAAGTGACTAAAGAATCATTCAACGAAGATTACGTCAAGGAACTAGAAGATGGTCTAGTTAAATTGGACTACCCTACCTATGATGAGGTAGATGAGTTGATGAAAAAGATCGCTAAGGATAATGGTATTGATACCACTGTTCTACACATGGCATTTAAGACCAAACACCTTATGGTTCCAGATGATTGGGCCAAAAAGAAAATGTTT